AGTTGATCATACCTGCACCAAATGGCCATATGTTTATCTTTTTGAAATTTTGTTCTAGTTTCCATTTGATAAAATCTGGTATATAATAAATGTTTAGTGCCTGCACTGCACAGGCCACAGTGACTTCAACTTTATCTTCTGTGTTGTCCAACAAATGAAACTGTTTAACTGTGTGATCCCATTTTGAAGGAAAACGTATATAGTCATTCATTTCTCCTATTGAGTCTACACTATAATGAAATCTTACTCTTTTAAAATGACTCCATAAATCAAATAATCTTTGTGGCATTTCTAAACCATTTGAATTATAACGTAACTCAATCTTTGGAGCATATCCACGTTTGATAACTTCTTCTAACAGTGTATAGTGTTCTTCGATGATAGTTGATTCACCACCTGCAAAGTATAATTGATACATGTGTGGAATTTGTTCATATAGTTGATCCCAAAACTTTGGATTATCTTTGTGCCAATTGTAGTTTGCACCATGCATTTTACCTTTGTTATCCCAACCCATGGTTTGTTTTAGATCTAGATTTTCAATAGTAGGATATACATCTAACCAATCTTTTACCCACAGTGAACTATCATGTGGTGAACACATGATACATTTTAGATTACATTTAGATCCCATACGCAGATCTAAGTATCTAATTTTAGGTGGAATAGATCCGTCTTCTGCTGTTTCACCTATGATTTCATCAATGTCATATCTGTTTAACCAGTAGTCTGTTTCCCATTGTCGTTTACTTAAATGTCCTGCTGATTCTTCTTTATAACATTTTAAACAACTTGCTGGCATTTCTCCATTTAACATCTGCTTACGAACATTTTTCATATAGTCATTGTTCCAAGCAGTCATTAGATCTGAATTATTTAGATTTGCTGGTACACCTTCTGCTGTTTTAAGCACACCAACTTGCCCGCCATGTTTTTTATCATTAGTAGCACCTACTGAACTTGCGTTAGCAGTACAACATACTCGCATGTTACCGTCTGGTCTTGTTGACAAATGCATCCACGGTAATGCACAAAAAGTTTTAGATGGTAGTTTTTTATTGTTCATTTTTATATATTTACCTTTTCAAATTGACTGCCAAAAGGATCAAATTCTGTTCCACATTTTACAGCACACACTTTTAGTTTACCATCTGCACCTGTACAAGATGTTTTTGACCAACTGTCCATTATGTTTTTAAAGAAGTCACCTTGCATGACTTTTTCAAATCCATGATTTAAAACTGATAAAGAATCTAATCCGCCTACGCCTTCAATAAATCTCCATATTTGATTTTGTCCTGGTTTTTCCCACCATTTGTATATTTGTCCTGCTGTCCAACAACAAGGAAATAAATGACCAGATGCACTAACATAAATGTTGTTATCTTTTAACACTTTACAATTTATTTTTGCTTGGTCATAATAGTTGTTCATAGAACCATATTTTTCTACCAGTGTTGATTCTTTTTTAAGTGCAGGATTTAGATATTTTTCATCTGGCTTTGTGAGTTTTTGTGTTTGTTCACCTTTGCGATTTACACCTTGATGTTCATCTTTGCCTTTAGCTTTTGTATTACTAAAAAATCTACCTGTTTTTTTACTCATAAATTTTTCAAAACCCATGCGTTTAGACAGTGCTTCTGCTTGTTCTACTTGATGTTCATTGTGACCAAATATCAAATAATCCCATCTTGCCCTACCACCAGCATCTATAAATGCTTGTGCAGAATCCATGCATATATCCCAATTAACATTTTGTCTATACAAATGATTTGTATCTTTTAATCCATCTAAACTAAAAATCACATGACCTTTTTGTCCAATTGTTTTTGCGAGTTCACGCCACCATTCTGGTTTTTTAGCACCAGCATTTGTGTTCATACTCAACCATATGTTTGGATTTTCACTGCGTAGATACTGCATAACTTCTAGTGATTCTTTTGCAATCACAGGATCACCTAGGTTACCACACATAAACAAACTGTTGAGTTGTTTTACAAACTCTGGTTGGAATATACGTTTACAGTCTTCTAAAGATAATTCGTTTAATTCTATATTAGGATTTATTTCGCCACCGTTGATATTTCTATCACATTGTAAACAAGCGGCTTGACACTTGGCTGTGATTTCTAAATGAACTGTTTTAATATCATGGTATGCGTACATTTTACTTTATTCCTATTAACATATACCTTGTATATTTTCCAAGTATTAAACTGCCTCCATAAAAGTATGTTGTCATAGGAGCAATTGTTTTAAAATGATCTACATCATCAACACAATTAATATGTTCTGGCAATGCTTTATAATCGTTTGATTGTAGAATACATAATTTACCTTTTGGAATACTAGCCCACCATTTATCCCAATTTTCTATATGTTCGCAACTTGTATTGATAATTGTGTTTGGTTTATCAAATAATTCTCGCTCTGTACCGTTTGATCTTAGTGTTGTGTATGCATATTCATTGAAATTAATTTTGTGTATGTCTTGTGTTGTTGCTTTAAATTTCCAATCATCCATTACCCACGGCTTGTTAAATGTTTCAGCAATACGCCAACAATTTTCGTCAATGTCAAAACTTCTTATTTTATCTAAGTGTATTTTACTAGACTCAAACAACATAGTTGCTAGTGTACCATACCAACCTGCACATAAAAATACTGTACCTAAATGAAGACTTGTTTTTTCAAGTTCAGATACCAACCATTTTTTACTGTGCAATTGACCTCTACTGAAACAATCATTATCAATTTTTATATCATTTACAAAAAAATTTTTAAATGCTTTTACAAACTGTGTTTGAGCATATTGATCCAGTACTGGCCAAACTCCCCATATATGATCATCCATTATAAAACGTAATAAATTTTCTTTATTATTATTATCAATTATACGTACTATACTAGATACATCTTTGTCAATATATGCTCGTCTAAGATCTTTTAATTCTTCTATATTATCATACAATAATTCAAATCTATCTAATAACTCGTGCGTTTCTAGACGAGACTTGAATTTTGTTGAACTGTTGCTCAAGCCAACCAAAGTCATTTATCTTACTCAATGCCTCCATATTATTTTTATTTGTTTCGCCGTATTCTCTACCAGCAATAGCACCTGCAATAGCATACTCGCCAAAGCCTCGTTCACTGCCTACTGAACACCATATGTTTAATCTCTGTTCTGTTTCTGCATCTTTTTGTTTGTCAATCACTTTTGATGCTAGTTTTGTACATTCTCTAAATGCTGATTTAAATGTGTTGAAAGGATCTGTATTAAATGCCGTTGTGTTACTGATAGTTGGCATTGCCTTAAATGCACCTTTTTTGCCTTCTTTGTTTGCAACTGATGTTGTAAAATCAATACGCCAATCTTTTGCATCACGTAGAGCCTGTGTTGGAAACAATTTAACACCACCATAGCCATACACTAGATCATTTATAGGATTTCTACATCTCCATACATGAACACAGTGTTCATCCCATTTGCTCGGTTTAAATGAAAAATCAAAATAATCTTCTAGATCAGCATCTGCATCTACTACATAAAAACTTTTTGTGTAGGCCAATTCAGCACAACGTTTGTGTGCTTCAAAAATTCCTTTTACTCCTTGTACTCTACGAGCATAAGGAAACTTACTCAAAAGTTTTTCCCATGTTTGATCAGCATAAGGTTCTTGATAACTCAAATGAAATATATCTAAAGCCATGTCTATATTATACTTGGTTTACTGTTTAAAATCAAGAGGAAATGCACTAAGACTCAAAGTTTCTATATCTGGATATTTCAGTTTAATTAAAAAGTACTGTTCTTCTGTAACCAATATAATATCATTAGCAAAGAACTTAAAACTGGTTTTTTGAATGCTTGTATCATCTAATAGTTTTTGATGTTTTTTAATATCGCGATATCCAACTGATCTATAACTAACGTTTTTCAACTATTTTGTCAATTAAGCCAAACTCCAGTGCCTGCTCAGGTGTCATAAAGTTATCACGTTCCATAGCATTTTCAACTGTTGCTAGATCTTTACCGCAGTGTTTTACATACAATTCGTTTAGTCTTTTCTTTGTATCTAAAATATCTTTTGCATGTATTTCAATATCAGTTGCTTGTCCGCTAAATCCTGCACTAGGTTGGTGAATCATAATTTTTGAATGTGGCAAACTAATTCTTTTTCCTGCCGTACCTGCCATTAATAACAGTGACCCTGCACTTGCTGATAGGCCAACACTTACTGTTGAAATATCCGGTTGAACATACTGCATGGTATCATACATGGCCAAACCTGCTGTTACACTTCCACCAGGTGAATTAATATACATGTAAATATCTTTGTCTTTAGCCTCTGATTCTAAAAACAATAACTGGGCACAGACCAAACTTGATACTGTGTCATTAATTGGGCCAGTTATAAAGATAATTCTTTCTTTTAATAAACGTGAAAAAATATCATAACTTCTTTCACCTCTTGACGATTGTTCAACAACCATTGGTACTAGATTCATATTCATCTCCTTAGACATTAAATTCAACTCCTTGTGCCAATGGCAAGTCTGTTGAGTAGTTTACAGTTACCGTGCTTCTACGCATATATTGTTTCCATGCATCTGAACCACTTTCTCTACCTCCGCCAGTGTGTTTTTCACCGCCAAAGGCTCCGCCAATTTCAGCCCCACTAGGACCAATATTAACATTTACTATACCACAATCTGATCCATTTGCTCCAATAAACAATTCTGATTCTTGTAGATCTTTTGTAAAGATGCAACTACTTAAACCTTGTGGTACATTGTTGTTAATTGCTATTGCTTCTGCTAGTTCATCATATGGTATAATGTATAGCAAAGGTGCAAATGTTTCTGTTTTTGTAATTTCTTCTGCTTTAGTTAATTCAACTATTGCTGGTGTTACATAAACACCATCACGTTCTAATCTTATGCCACCTGTTACTGTGCCAACTCCTTGTTGTTCACATTGTGCAATTGTATCTTTCATGTTTTCATATGCTTGTTCACTTACAAGTGGACCTACCAATACATTTGGATCTAAAGGATCACCAACTGTAATTTTTGCATAATATTTTTTAAGCATTTTTACCAGTTGTTCATGTATTGATCTATGCACAATAACTCTACGTAAAGTTGTACATCTTTGACCTGCTGTGCCTACAGCACTAAACAATATAGCTCTAATTGCCAATTTCATGTCTGCATTTGGTGTAACTATCATTGCATTGTTGCCACCAAGTTCCATCAACACTCTGCCAAATCTTTCAGTGACTCTTTTGCCCAATGCTTGACCCATTGCTGTTGATCCTGTTAAACTTACAAGATTAACGTGTTTATCATCTGCTAACCATTCTGCAGGTTCATTAGCACCTATAACTAATTCTAAAATATTTTGTGCTTGTGGTATACCAGAACGTTCAACTGCTTTTTTAAATATTGCTTCACAGGCAAATGATACTAAAGGTGTTTTAGGTGATGGTTTCCAAAGTGTTGCATTGCCACATACTGTTGCAATAGCAAAATTCCAACTCCATACTGCTACAGGAAAATTAAATGCTGAAACAACTCCAACCACTCCTAGTGGATTCCATATTTCTTGCATACGATGTCCAGGTCGTTCGCTGGGCATTGTTAATCCGTATAACTGTCTTGATAGTCCAACTGCAAAGTCGCAGATGTCAATCATTTCCTGAACTTCACCTAGACCTTCTTGTAGAATTTTACCATTTTCAATAGTAACCAATCTACCAAGTTCGTTTTTGTACTTACGAAGTTCTTCACCAAATAGTCTAATAACTTCACCACGTTGTGGTGCTGGTACAGTTCGCCATTCTATTTGAGCTTGTTTTAAATTTAGTACTTTTGCTTCATATTCTTGTCTTGTAGAATATTTCACATTGGCAATTTTAGTAGCATCAATTGGTGATGTTACAGAATTACCATTTGGTACTGTATATAAATTTTTGTCTATGCCAATAGCATCAAGTATCTGTTGTGCATTCATAAATTATTTTTTAAAATATTTTTCAATAACTTCTAATTGATCATGATATTTTGCAATAACTTCTAGTTCTTTTTCTACTGCTTCTAAAATATCTGGATGCTCACCAACACCCGCCGCATTTGAAAGATATACTTCAACGTTCATTGTGTGTTTAGCAATATGTCCTTTTGCATGTTCTACTATTGCGTCTAACATATTTTCTCTACTATATAATCCTGCCATTTTTCTTCTCCTAGGTTATGTGTTTATTATACACTATTTATTTGTAAAGTCAATCTATATTCCTAGTGCCAATCTAACATCTTCACTCATCATTTCAGGACCAAATGGTGGATCAAATGTGGTTTCAATAAAACAGGAATCAACACCCTCTACTGATGTAGCCGCATATTTGATATCTGCTACAATTTGATCTGCCGCTGGGCAAAATGCTGATGTTAGTGTGTGAGTAATTGATGCTCTTGGCAATTCAGATAAATCAATATTGTATATCAATCCAAGATCATATATGTTTACTGAAATTTCTGGATCATATACTTGTCTTAGATTTTCAACAATCTTTTCTTTTATTTGTTCTGTCATACTGCCTCCACACTGTGTACTTCTGGTATGTAGTGTCGCAACATGTTTTCAATGCCCATTTTAAGAGTTGCTGTAGAACTTGGACAACCTGAACAAGCACCGTACATTTCCAAATACACTGTGCCATTTTCAAAACTGTGGAATATGATATCTCCACCGTCCATGGCCACTGCTGGTCTTACTCTGTCATCAAGCAATTGAATTATCTTTTTTGTAACCTTTGTTTCTCCTGCATCTGTGTTAATTGTTTCGCAGGCAGGTTTAACTTGCTCAATTATGTATGGCTTATCAACATAACTTTGTATTTCTTGTATAATTGTTGATTTTATATTTTCCCATTCTACTATACTATCTTTACCTACTGTAATAAAATCAGATCCAAAAAACACATCTTGTATTCCTTGTATTTTAAAAAGATCACTTGCTAAAGGTGAATCTTCTTTGGGATTTCCTTGTGGATCTTTTTTATAAAACAAAGGTGATTTGTTTCCTCTTACTTCTCTGTTTGGTAAAAATTTCAATGCATTTGGATTAGGTGTTGGTTCTGTTTGTATCATTAGTGTTTATCTCCTATTAGTTCAATTAATTCATATGCTCCGTTGTATGCAAAATACACTGCCAAAGCACCTAGTAACCATTTGCTGATAGTAAAAAAAGTGCCAACGTTAATGCGAGCAATACCTTTTTTCATCAACATATAAATTAAAACCAAAACACCTGCACCAACTATGCCTCCCAACCAAATACTGTAGGTTTCAGCAATTGGTGAAGCAAATAGTCCTGCATAAAATAAAACAATTTCAAATCCTTCTCTTAATATTGCAAAGAACACTGCCAATGATAGTGCTATTGCTGTGCCTTGAGATATTGCATGTTTTACATGACCTTCCACATGTTGTTTTGCATTGTGACACCAAAATGCCACATAGGCCAAAACACCTGCCGCAATCAACATGGTCACACCTTCAAATAATTCTTCATGTGCGTGTGTAAGTGATGTGACAAATGTGAACAGTATGGCTATAACTATCGAAGCAAGTACGCCATAACCTATACCTTGCCAAACATATTGTTTCTTGTCTTGTGCGTTGAGTTTTTCCAAGTAGGTAAAAATCAACATAGCAATTAGAATTGACTCAAATCCTTCTCTCAATATGATAAAGAAAGATCCTAAAAATGGTGCTATACTCATATAAACTCCTTTCAAGATGCTTATTACGACCCTTGCGGTGCCGTTTGTAACACACTGTTATTATATCTTATATTGATATTTATTGCAAGAGTTTATTTGAGTTTGGATTCAAATTCTCTTAGACGTTTGTACACACTGGCCAGTTCTATAATTGTTGGCCATGCTTTTAATAGATATTGCATTGATCCTTCTACTCTGCCAAATGCTCTTATAATCTGTTGCATGACACCAAGTGTTACAATACCTGCCACAATGGCTGGGGCTAAAAACACATAAGCACTTAGAACGTTTGCTTGTAAGTATGCCATACGTCCTACATTAAAATACAGATAACGCACATAACTTAAAAAATGTATTGAACGCACATCATCAAACAACTCGTCAATTTGTTTTGGTCTTACTGTGCCATCATCTTCTGCAATAACAAGAATTTTTCTATAGGCCGCTTCTTTTTTCTGTAGGTCATATTCAACACCTACAAGTCTTAGAACCCATCCTAAGCCAATTAAAAAAACAGTACCACCAAGTGTCCAAAGTAACGCACCTGTGATTAATCCATATTGCCAATCACCAAAAAAGAAAATTGGTATTCCTACACTTAATCCAAGCAGTATTGGAACAAACTGTATTAATACCATTACTGATTCAATAAAACTTGTGCCTAGGCCTTCCATTATTCTTGTAAACTTAATAGTATCTTCTTGAACCCTTTGACTGGCACCTTCTATTTTACGAGCTTTATCATACACTGAATGATACCATTCTACCATTGCTGTACGCCATCTAAAAAGAAAGTGTGCTGTAAAAAAACTAATTGCAACGTATAGTGCAATGTACATACCAGCAAGTGTTATGAATGATAGTAAACTTGCCCAATACTCACTAATTGTGATTGCATTAGGAGTACCTAGTGCTTTTTGAATCATGTCATAGAATACACCAAACCATTCATTGATTTTGACATCTATTTGAACTTGCACCCACAGTGATGATAAAATTACAATTGATCCTAACCAGGCCCAAAGTAACCATTTACGAGTTGTGAAAAATCTAAACAAGGTTTACGCCTTTTCAACTGTACAGTTTAGCGGATGTCCTTGTGATCTTGCTTGTGCTGTAGTTTCAATTGCTTTTTGTTCTGCAATTTCGTGTGCGTATGTTCCTGCAATGCCTTTGCCTTCTTCATGTACTTTCATCATTACTGCTTCAGCTTCTTGAGGTGATTTTCTAAAAATAGTTTTGAGAATTTCTGTAACAAAATCCATTGGTGTATAATCATCATTTAACAAATATACATGATAAACTCCTGGTTCATCTATAGTAGTTTGTGTACTTGTTGATGCTTGTACGTTTGCATTGCCTTGTTCTTGCATTCTTTATCCTTATTAATTTATTTATTTATGATAACAGAGTCTGGCAAAACATAATATTTGTATGTTTGTCTATTTTCATTTTCACCATCATTTGTTTCCATCATTTCTTCGCCTTGTTCTTCATTTACAAATTGAATAGGAATTGGTTTTCCGTCTCTCATTTGTTCAAGTTTATTCAATTGTTCATGCATTTGTCTATTGTATTGTATAACATAAACGCGAGGTTGTCTACCATTAATTACCGTTGACATCACGTCTATCCAAGATTTATTTGCTTTTTTTGGATTATTATCAATTAACCAAAGATAAATTGCTCCAGAATCTGGATTTTTTATTTCAGGTTCTTCTACATATGATCCAACCATAATATAATGTTCATTGTTTGGCCATGCATGATAAGGATAACCATATATAGTTTTTAGTCCAATCCAAGCACTAAGAATTGAAAACAACATAAGAGTTGTTAATCCTGCTTTAAATATCCATCTAGTATTTGTAGAAGATATAAAAATCCACAAAACTGTTGCTCCAATCATCATTAGTAGCAATACTAAAAACACATGACTTTGTATCATTATAAGCCTCCCATTCCTGTAAAACTATTATATGTAGGAATACTTGTACCACCGCTTTGTTTTCTTGCTTTATCAATTATTGGATAATCTAACTCATTAAAATTACCTATATTACCTTTTTCGTCTACAGTAAATCTTATAACTGTTACTTCGTGTCCTTGTCTTTGTAGCTCAACTTCTTTTGCAAAAACAATATTATATGGATTTATTTTTTCTATCTGTACCTGTACAGGCATAGGAACATAACTTTTTTCTCCTAATCGTTCTACCGCTACTTTTTTAGAATAATAATGAATGTTAACAACATATTCTCCAGGAACTATACCTCGTATAGTAACCATTTCTTCATTTCTAAATACTGTTATAGGTTTACCTTTTGGATCATATACTGTATCATTGGCTGTACCTAAATCATCTCTATTTAGACTCATTAGTCCAACATCTTTTGATACAAAACCTACATAATTACCTAGAGGATCTCTCATCCATAGATCAATATCATCCGGAGAGTCAGTTGGCCAATTAATTTTAACTATAAATTCTGCAACTATTTCAACATTTGATTTTTTTGCAACTGGATTTATTAAAATAAATGCAAGAATAAAAAGAAACACAAAACCAACAAGTGTGTTAAACAATAAATCTATGAACGCTACCTGTGAACCGTAACTACGATGACGTTTGCCTGCCATTTTAATTACCTTTCTGTTCTACTACACGTTCAACTAATTTTTCTGCTTGTAAATTTCTATAACGTTCTAGATCTTGATCTAATCTAAAATATTGAACTTTAAGAATTGTACTTGTAATTAGACCTGTTAGTGTTGTATACAATGCTGTTGACATACCAACTGCCATGTTTGCCAATGCTGTTTGCACTGAAGAAACATTTGCTATATTAAGGTTACCAAACGCTCCCGCTAACATCAAAATAAAACCACTTACTGTTCCAATCAACCCAAGTGTTAATAATACATCTGATGCAAACCAACCTGGTTCATGTCTTGTATCAATATTTTCTAATTTTCTAATATCACCATTAGCAAGTTGACTCAACTTCCAACTTTCATATCCACAGTGAAATGTCATACCATAGAATATTACAAGAATTAAAAATGATAATTTTGTTTTATCTTGTGTCCATAAATCTTCATGAACTCCAAAACCTATCAAAACGATTGTTAACGATATGATTAATGTAAAAAACCACCACCACTTTAGAAATATACTGTGTCTTTTTAATGATGCAATACCCATGAGCCATAAATTCCTTTGTTCATAAGTATTTATCGTATTTAAGAGAAACCCCGGCATTGTATTACCGGGGTTCCGCATAATTAAAGTATATTATTACTTGATTTTGATAGTTCTTGGTTGTTTACCTTCTGGAATAATTCTTTCCATAGATACTTTTAACAAGCCATCTTTCAATTCAGCACCTTTGACTTCAACGTCATCGGCTACTGTAAACACTTTTGAAAAGAATCTTTTAGAAATACCCTTGTGGATAACTCCGTTTGATTCACTATCATTTGCTTTATCTTCTTTTTTAGATTTGATTGTAAGCATATTTTCTGCATATTCTACATCAATGTCATCTTTGCTAAAGCCAGCAAGTGCCACTTCAATATCATAGGTATTAGCACCTGTTTTAACGATATTGTATGGTGGGTAATTTACAGTTGGAATTGCAAACATATCTTCGTCAAACATTCTTTCGAAGTGATCGAACATATTGTCAAAACCAATAGTTACAGGACGTAACTGATTAAAAATAGATAGATGTTTATTTGTCATTTTAACTCCTCCTTTTAAGCAAGTTTAATTTAATGTAGACCCTATCTAAGCAATCTACACTGTTATTTATACAGTTTTATACTGTATATGTATAATATAAGCATTATTTTTAAAAAGTCAAGAGCCAAATCCTATTTTTTTTCTATTTTTTCAGAAAAAAGTTGGATATTTTGGCCAGGGCCAGCAAGACTAGGTAAATTACCGTATGTTTCTGCATACTTTTTGATAACTTCTTTGTAGAATATTGTAGAATTGTGCTGACATTTTTTGTTGATTTCTGCTAGTCCGTTGTTTGTGCTGTCAACATAGGTGGCCAAAGCCCGAGCGGCTTCCTTTTGCAGTGTACGTAGATCTAATGTTTCTAAGTCAATCATAACAATCTTTTAACTATACAGCATTTATCTTAAATTTACAATACTGTACTATTTCTTTTGCAACATCTATTTTACAGTACTTTTCAAAGCCTTCAAATCCTGGTGCAGAATTGGCTTCACAGACTTTGTATCCATGTTCGTCAAATAATAAATCAATACCAGCAATATCAAGATTGAGTAATTTTGCTGTTTCTGTAGCAATGTAGGTTATTTCATCATCCAAAGGATAAAGTTCTCCTACTCCGCCTCTTGTGATATTGGCTTTGAAACTGCCATCTTGACTAGATCTTTTCATTGCACCAATTGGTTTGTTTCCAATTACCAATACTCTTAAATCTGTGCCAGGTTGCTCACTGATATATTCTTGAATAATAATGTTCAGTGGAGATTTTAAACTTTTGATAAATTCTGCTAGTTCATTTAATGCTGACTTGTTTGGTACCAAGTGTATGCCTTGTCCATAACTACCACTCAGCACTTTGATCACACAAGGAAAGCCTATTTGTTTTTCAACCAGTTCTTCATCAACAGGAAAACGTACCAACATGGTTCTTGGAATTGGTATATTGTGTTGTGCAAGAATCTGTGTAGAATACATTTTGTCTTTGACTGCTTCAATACTGTCTCCTGTATTAATCACAGGCACATGCAGTCTTTCTAAATGTCTTAGCACACTGAGAGCATAATAACCTGTGCCACTGCCAGTTCTAGGCAACACTAGTTTAGGCAAAGCAACAGGCTCGCTGTTAACACGAATACTGCGTCTATCACTTCTAGTTACAATTAAATCAACTTCGTCAGGTGTCACAACTTTGATATCTAATTTTTGATTATTGGCTTCTTCAATAATTCTATTAGCTTCATAGTCTAATTCATGATCTTTTCTAAAATACCAAATCATAATTTCTCTTCAAAACTGGCGGGAGCGAAGGGACTCGAACCCTCGACCTCCTGCGTGACAGGCAGGCGTTCTAACCAACTGAACTACGCCCCCAGTGGTGGGTAATACAGGACTCGAACCTATGACCCCCTCGGTGTAAACGAGGTGCTCTACCAACTGAGCTAATCACCCTAAATTTCAATCTCTGTTAATCCTCGTTCTCTATTTAAATACTTATACTCAACTTTGACAGGATCAAATTGTTTAATTTCTTCAAATATTATATCTGTTGGCAAATCGCCGCAGGTATATACATCTAACTGCAATAATCCCGGATCTGTTTCATCCCAACAATGTAATGCTATATGAGATGTTTCTATAATTACTAATCCAGTTAATCCTCTATTACCAGGTATATCTAAATATGTTGTAATTGGTCCTTGACATATTTGCATACCAATCTTTGATACTAGCTCAGTTAACCATGTATGAGCCCATTTTTGATTTGTTGGTGGTTTATTAACTTCTGCTCTAACTATTAAGTGTTTGTGTTGTACTGTCATATTTTTTTATATATTGGTATTGGTTTCATTTTATGTAAGTTTAGTTTTCTTATCTGACGATATTTATCTAATAAACTAATATCATTACCAGTTGCTATTGCCCCAAGTTCATCAAGTGCCATAGCTCGTTCCATTTGTTCGTATGTTAACCCACCTAACTGATCTAAATCAGTTCTACCATCTTCCCATAGTCCATCTGTAGGTGGTGCATCTATGATTTCTTGTAGTATGTTTAAGTCTTTACCTAACTGCCATACTTCTGATTTCATTAGATCTGCAATGGGTGATATGTCTACTCCCCCATCTCCGTATTTGGTATAAAAACCAACACCAAAGTCTTCTACTTTGTTGCCTGTGCCCACAACTAATCCTTGTGTAGCACCTGCAATATGATGCAATGCTACCATTCTTATTCTTGATTTGGAATTAGCAAAAGCATGTTGGTTGTTAAAGTCTATCTGCATTTCAAATTTAAATGCATTATAGGTTGTGTCTAGTTCAGTTATAATGTGTTTGACATTTGTGAATTTGTTAACCAACCATTCACCGTGTTTGATACTTAGGTCATGTTGTGACTGTATCTGTTTGATTGGCATTGACACTGCATACACGGGTAATCCTGTCATTGCACACAAAGTACTTACTACAGATGAATCAATACCACCTGATATGCCTACAACTAGAGTTTTGCGATTGTTATCGTTTGCGTATTCTTTAATCCAATTTGTGATTTGGTTTTGTAACACGAAGGATTAACCCCTTCTTGTTTTCTTTTTTGGAGAAATACCAAATTCTTCCATATCACGTTCACGTCTTAGTTTTGCCGCTCTACGTATTGCACGTTTTTTATCTTCACGTTTTACAAAAGAAGGTTTTGAATAGTATCTTCTATCACGAAGTTCTTGCATTACTCCTTCTTTTAATAACATTTTTTTAAGTTTACGCATGGCACGTTCAACATTGTTATCTACAACTGCTACTGCCATTCCTGGTAACTTTGGAGGACGTGGTTTTCTATTATCTTTTCCATCACGTTTTGTATAGCCAATATCAAATGACTTTACATCATATTTTTGTCTAGGTTTTGAAGTTTTCATAATAGTTTATAATAGCATCATTAAAATATTTGTCAACTCTTTTTTACATCACTATCTTTAGTGATAACTGCAAGGATTTTATTTCCTAGTTGTTTTGGAGAAGAATCAAACTTAGTATTATTCAGTTTTTTCATAATCATATTTACTTGATCAATAAACATTTGACCATTTGGTATTTCTCTACCTTTTAGTTTCATTACTAATTTAACTTTATCTCCATCATCAATAAACTCTTGAGCTTTTTTAAGTTTTACATTGAGATCATGCACATCAATATTTGGCCTAAACTGTAGTTCACGCAATTCTACTCTATTTTGTCTTTCAAGTTTTTTCTTTTGCTTTTCTTTCTTTTGTTGTTCATAGTTCCATTTACTAAATTCTTGAATTTTACAAACAGGTGGATCTGCCTTAACTGTTGTACAAATTAAATCTAAACCTAATTCTTTGGCTTTTATTAGAGCAGTTCTACTATCAACTATTCCAATAAAAGCACCATTAGGGTCAATTAATCTAACTTGAGGGAATGTTATTGCTGAATTCAACAACACACTTGGCTGAGCAAACTTATTGCGGAATGGTTTTTTCACTATGCTCCGTTTTTCTCCGCTTTGGTTTTATAAATTAGCATTGGTTGTTTTTCTTCTGAAATAACTTTATCACTAATTATAATTCGTTCAACACCTTGTGATTTAAGTGTTGGTAACTCATATTGTAATTGCAATAATATCTTTTCAAGCACAGAACGTAAACCTCTTGCACCAATTTCTTTTTTAAGTGCTTCGCTGGCTACACAATCAATTGCTTCATCTGTAAACTCTAATTTAACACCATCTAATTTAAACATTTTTTCAAACTGTTTTAGCACTGCATTTTTTGGCTTGACTAAAACTTGTTTTAAATCATCGTGTGTTAGATTATGACAAGCAACCACAACAGGTAATCTACCTACCATTTCAGGTATTAAACCAAACTTAACAACATCATCTGGTTGTACTTTAGCAAGTATTTGATCTGTTTCTTCTTTGTTTTCAAAGTTTGACATAAATCCCATAGATGAGTTTACATTTAATCTACGTTTGACAATTTCATCTAATCCAACAAATGCTCCGCCGCATACAAATAATATATTTGTAGTATCAACTTCAATCATTTCTTGTTGTGGATGTTTTCTACCGCCTTGTGGTGGAACTCTCACTACTGTACCTTCAAGTAACTTTAAAAGTGCTTGTTGCACACCCTCACCTGATACATCTCTTGTGATTGATGTATTTTCTGATTTTCTAGATTTTTTATCTATTTCATCAATGTACACAATACCTCTTTCAGCACGTTCAACATCAAAGTCACAACTTTGTAAAAGTCTTAGAATAATATTTTCTACATCATCACCAACATAACCACTTTCAGTCAGTGTTGTTGCATCCGCCTGGGCAAATGGCACATCTAAATAATCTGCAATTTTTTTAGCAAGTAATGTTTTACCGCAACCTGAAGGCCCAACTAGTAACACATTTGATTTTTCTAATTCAACACCATCTACAACAGGATGATTTAATCTTTTATAGTGATTATATACAGCAACACTTAGAACTTTTTTTGCTTGATCTTGACCAATAACATGGTCGTCTAAATGTAATTTTAATTCATCTGGTACAATTGTTTTTAGTGCTGTATTTACTTCACCTGTTTTCTTTTGATTAATATCATTTTCTTCTAAAATTGAATAACACAAATCTACGCACTCATTACAAATATAAACTTTAGGTCCTGCAATAAGTTTCCTTACTTTAGCTCTTTCTTTTCCACAAAAAGAACAAGAGTATGAATCATCTTTTTTCTTGGTTGCCATTTAATCCTTCTTATCTATTTTATTAACATAAGGTTTAATCCAACCAACTGATTTTGGTTTTTCTTTTGATTGCTTTAAACTTTCGTTTTTCATTGTTTTATTTATAATAACACGATTTGCGTCAATGTCAATCTCTTTTTTGAATTCTTTCATATTTACTTTAATATCTTCTCGAAACTTCATTATAACTTCTGGCCTTCCCATAAGTTGATTTAATTCAACTTTGTCTTTTGGTTTAATATTAATTTCTTCAACTTTTATTTGTTTGTGGGCTATCTCTTGAGGCTTTTCATATTTTGGAAGTTTAATATTGTCTTGAATAGATAGATTTATACTATCCTTATTCTCTAGTCTTTTTTTTTCTTAACTTGATCGTTTGATTTAACCTTAACTGTTTCATCAATATTAATCACAGTTTTTTCTGGTTTATCTTCTAGACTTTTTTGATAATCTAATTGTTCTTGTAGTTCTTGTTCTGCTTGTGATAGTTTTTCACGAAATTCATCTAATTCTTTTTCATGTCTTTTTTTTAAATTATCAACTTCTTTTTGATTATCATCTGTTTTAGAATATTTTTTTACTAGTTCTGGATCATATTGTTTTTCAAACCCTCTACCAAAACGTCTAATAAATGACATATTAGCCGCAATTAAAAGCAACACAGCAAGTGGATCAAACACAAATATAATAATGATAATGACCCAACGCACTGCTTTTTCTAATAGATCTTTATCAGCTTCTTGACCATAAACAAACTCTGCGATGTATTTTAATGGGCCTACTTCGACTTCTAGTTTTTGCTGTTCCATTACTAACACAAGTTTGTCTTCATTTACTATGTTCATTTTTTCTTGTTCTTCTTCAATAAAAGTTTCTAATTCAATAATTTTAGTATCGATGTTTTCTGTTTTAACATTTGCTTCTGACCTTAATGATGTAATTGTTGCATTTATATCTGCTATTTGATCTGCATATTTTGTATCAACACCAGCAAGATTAATTTTAAGTTGATCTTGTATTTCTACTATAATTTTTTGTGCCGCTGATGCTACAGCAAGTTCATTTGCTGTGGCTTTTGCTATTGCTTCGTCTAAACCTTTTTTACTAAATGCACCTTTGTAGCGTTCTTGTGCCGCGGCTATGTCGGCATCTTTACGTTCTTTTGCTTGTTGAATTCTATCCTGTTGTAGTTGAATTTCTTTGTCTGCTTGTTGTGTTAGTGTATCTTTTTCTTCTTTTATTCTAGCATATATGTTTGCTAGTTCTTCATTCTGTTTATCAATAAGTATATCAACACGAACATTTTCACCACTGTTAAGTCTTGCAATTTCATTTGACCATCTTTCAATTTTATTTTGAGAACGTAAAAGTTTTTCTTCAATTTGATTGAGTTGTAGTGTTTGTGTTGAGCCTAGCGATGACTGTTCAACGTGTGCTTTTGATAAGAAACCAAAAATACCCATTGATGTAATAAACATCAATACAACCACCGCCGCACTTAAATATGACCTAATTAGTTTAGGTGCTATTTTCCAGTTTTGATATAACCATGAGGCTGTAACTAATTTACCTACTTCAAGTACAGTTCCCATAATCATAATAGGAATTGCCGCCGCGGCGAAGATAGCCGCCAAGCCTGCAATTGAATAGTAAATTGCTACCGCTGAAATGCTTAATGCAGTCAGCAATGTTATTATTGCCATGAACATACTATTATTTATGTGAAAAAATTGTTATTTTGATATCCAAATATATCCTTGTCCCCAAGGTTTAGATTTAAAAGTTTTACTGACTTTTTCGTGTAGTTGTTGTTGAGTGCCGTATGTACTAACACACAATACCCCATCATCGTTAATATATTTCATCCAATAATTAATTTGCTCAAGATTTAAATCAACTTTATAGGTTATATTAATTACTCCTAGATCATATTTTATTGGCCAATCAAAATTTAACGGTGAATGACACAATATAGGAATTGCTTTTTTATTTTCTTTTATTGCTTCTGCTAATATATTAAAATCATATTTGCCATGATACTTTTCAGGTATTCTTTTCTTAACACTTGATTTCCAGTCTGGATTTGGTTTATCACCATGTGCCCAACAATTTGTGTCTAATTTTAATGTATCTGCAACTTCTTGAGGGAGTATATCATGTTGATCTGTTTGAGAAGATTCTAAATGTGTTAAATCGTGTGGAGATTGAAAAGTAAAAATTCGTGCATCTTCATTGGTGTTATCAGAAATATATTTTGTCCAGCCAGCATAGTACGTTCCAATTTCAATTATTGTTTTTGGATTTCGCTTTAACAGTTCATCAAGCATATCCCATTTTGGAAATACAGCAATACTAGACATAAATTACTCAATACTGTAAATGGCTGAGTTGGCTCCGTGTTCTGCACATTCAACACTTACACAATAGCAACGATTGTTTGTTGCTTCTCTGATCAATCCATCTGCATAGTTAAAAGCATGTTCGGCAAATTTCTCTGCGCCAACACCATCAAAAATTCTAATTTCTGCTAGATCTAATTTTTCTAATTCTCTAAACTTTTCAAGATGTGGATCGTTTTTATCGAGTGCAAGTTTATGATCAAAGTGATCTTCTAACCATTTTTTTAGTGGTTTAAGTCCACCAAAATCTACTGCCCAGTTTTTGTTGTCTAAATGATCACAACCAAAAGTAAATTTAAATTGTAAACTGTATCCATGTAACAAGTGGCAGTGCGAATGGTCTGCGTTTGGTTGTCTAAACACTGCTGACAGTCCTATGTTGTGTCCATAGGTTTTTGTACTATAATGTTTTGCCATAAAGGTCTCCTGTTTCTAACGGCAGAGTGTTTAGTGAGGGTTGACGTTTAGTCCTCATATGCAAAGTGCGTTGTAGCATAGTGTTTATAATACACTAAACAACGCACCTTGTCAAGAAGATTACTTATGTGGGTTAAAATCCTTTGATATTTGGGATTCAGAACCCTTAAAGTAGTGTTTTGATGGTTCGTAGGATAACCATCTTTTAAATCGCTTCACACGATCCGACTGGCCGGCCGGATTTTTTAATGACCGTTGCTGTTTGTTAAAAACAGCATTAAGCATTAGGATCCCGTCGCCCATGGATCTAAAAATCTTTTCCATAGACTTCTCCAAATTGTTAAGTTAGGATCGCTTACCGTCTTTTGATGTAATCTGAGGCGTTGGGCTTTCTACCAATTGTACTTATATTTTTAGTGGTAAAAGAAGCCCGTTATAGGCTTCTTTTTAATTATAAAATTTTTGATATAATGAACGATATCTTCCACCGTTGAACTGACCTCTGTCAAGCTCACGTTGGCGTCTTTCAAGATCATAATGATCTTGAGATTGTGCTAGATACTGCTCTTGCCAGTTTGTTGCTGACTTACCAAATAATGCGTTTAAAATTTGTCTAATCATTATGGTCTAAGTCCTTTCTTTAGTTGCTCATATGCGTACTGTGGATTGTTTCTATATTCTGTTGTTGCTAGTATCCATAAAGGATCACTACCTTTTTCTTCACTAGGTGCAAAAAATATATCAAACACTCTTTTTAGTTTTTTCATCTACTTCTTTCCTTGCTTTTTGGGTTTACTAAGTTCTACCCATTCTTCGTATGTGTAAGGCCACATGTTAATTCTCCTTAATGTTAAGTTAAATATCTTTTGGAATTTTATTACCGCAGATATTTATATCTATTATACAGCAAAAAATGTAAATTTTAAGTGTTTTTACAGCAGGTTAGATATGCAGTTTTGCTACAACTACTCTTGAACTTTTATGCCCATAGAACGACATGATCCTTCTACCTGTGCCATTGCTTGTTCTACAGTAAAAGCATTCATGTCTTCCATTTTGTCTTCAGCAATTTTTCTAATCTGATCTTTAGTAATTTGTTTGATAGTAGATCTACCTGGAGTTCTACCACCTTTTGATAACCCAACTGCTTTTAATATATAATATGTAACAGGTGGTTTCTTAAGAACAAAAGAAAAACTTTTGTCTTTATAAACACTAATCAAACATGGAATAGGACCTTCCATGCCTTTTGTTTTATCGTTGAACTGTTTACAGAATTCCATGATCTGTATACCACGTTGTCCAAGAGCTGGTCCTACAGGTGGAGCAGGTTTTGCCTGTCCGGCTTCTATTACTAATTTTAAAGTCCCAATGACTTCTTTAGCCATAAACCTCCGTTTGTTATGCTGATTCGTTATTTGATTCAGTAGTTGCTTCACCTAAAACTTTTAAGTGTGTTGCAACAGGCTTGCCTTTGTGTTCAGCAACAGTATATTCCATTGCTTGACCTTGATCAATTTTTGTTATGCCAGCATCTTTAAATGCAGAAACATGAACAAACACATCATTGCCGCCTTCATCTGGTACTATGAAGCCAAATCCTTTTGCCGCATTATACCATTTTAATTTACCTGTACTCATCTGTACTCCTTGTTGTAGTATACTTTGTAAGCACCATTTGTAGGCAGTAGCTCACATTCTTTTAAACTATCGTTACCTTCAACCCATAGTTCAAATTCTTCTTTGATCTTACCTTGTCCTGTAATTACAGTAACATACTTAAGACCTTGATGCTTGTGTTCATGTACAAACTTTGTAAACTCTCTCCAAGCATCTTGTACATAATAACCATGTAAATCTAAACTAGCCATTATATACTAACTTTATTTATAGTTTCCTATATCTTTCCAGCTTCCGTTAACTTTGTACGGTTTTTAAGATGTTGTTCTTGAACATCATCTTTGCTTTGTCCATTATATAATACTGCGTAGCCTTCGTCAACCATTTTTTTATTAATGGTTGTATTTTCCCAGACTAGTTCTCCTAGTATACGGCCAAATTTTCCTGTTGCATCTTTGTGTGTTCTAAGTACTGCCATACTACCGGTTGGATAATGGTCTTTTAAATATTTTTTAGATAATAGTCCAAAACGTTTTTCTTCTAGATCTCTAGTTCTTGATTCGGGAGTATCTATTCCTAATAATCGTACACGTTCTTTGTGTCTCCATATTCCAAATCCTAAATCAATATCTACATCAACAGTATCACCGTCTATTACTCTTAATATTTTACAACTATATTCGTGCATTTCTTTTTATGTTTCCTATTGTTTTTTTTATACTTTTGTTATATTCATGTTTTGCTTTTTTTAAATCAACTGTATTTAGTTGAGCTACAATATAATATACTGTTTGATCGCTCAAATTACGTGCTGTAAAATAATTTCCTGAATCAAGTTGAATTGCTGATCCAGATTCAGTTGGAATTTTACCAATGTAATCTTTATCTTTTAGTTTAGTTTTGTCCATTGGGTTTGGATTAAACATAACAACATCATAGTACTGTGGACTATTAAGTAAAAACTTTATTACATTAAAACTATGATGGTCAGTTTCTTTATTTTTATGAAGCTCAATATGTCCTTGAGGCTCTAGTGCCATTATCTCTATTTTTTCTTTTGACCCAAAATTATAATCTTTTGAAAAAACTTCTCTAAACCATTTTGTCATAGCAGGGCAACACTCTATTACTTTTTCATTCCATTCGCCATCATATGCTATAATACTTTTCCAACCATGGCTGTATTCATTTTTATGTGGTTGAAAAAGATTAAATTTATCTAATCCTTTTATTTCATTTTCCCAAGTTTGCCAACTGTAGCCAATATCTAATTCAATCCAAGGAAAATTTTTAATTAAATTTTCATAATCATCTGATTCATTTATTTCGATAATTTTTTGAATCTTATAATGCTCTCTATTAATTAATGGAAGAGACCAGATATCATTTCCTAGATAATCAGGGATAAACATTTTTATGTGTTTTGGAGTTCTGTTGTTGTTTCGATATCAGTAATTTTATCTTTTAACCAGAGTTTGTGTTTTTTCATTACTGTAAGTTTATTGTCATCTACTTGATTTGTATCTAACATTTTTTCAATTGCTGTATGCAACTTTGCGTGTTGTTCTTTTAATTTCTCTAATTCAGAATTAGACATATTATTCTGTATCCTCATCTTTGGATTCATTAATTGTTAATACAACTGTTGCACCATTGTTTTCAGATAACTCATAAACTAACTCTCCAGTTAATTCACCATTACCTAATTCACCAATATCATAGAGATATTGTGCAAATGCATCTACTACTTGTTGATTAGTTAAATTAAAAGTTTTTTTATTTTTATTTTTTGCCATTTTTGTACATCCTGCTCATTGTTATTTATCAATTACAAATAATTTCTTATTTGAATTAACCTCAATAACATTTTTGTGTCCTCGTTAATATATAATGTTTGTAGTTTTTCAGCATATCGACATTTATCCATATACTCTTTATACTCACTATCTTTATCTTCTGTTGTATGCAACCATTCTTCTTTAAACTTACTATAAGTTGTATCTATATCTTTCCATGGATCAGTACGTTGTGTTCTAAGATCAACCCACCAATTATATAATATTTTAATCTCTTGTAGTGCAGATTGATAATGTGGATCTTTAGATTTCTGTGCATATAGCCAATCTATACCTAATAAACCTTTTTCTTTACTTCTATAAGAAATATCGGGGCTACTAGTATATATTTGTGCAACATAGTATTCAACAAAATTTTGTAAGTGAGTAAAATTGTCATATAATATTTGATCACCTGTAGAAATTGTTTCATCTTTATTAGGAACGGTATGAAACCACTGGCGAAGTATATTTACTAATGACATGATTTATTATAGCATATTAATTGATTTAAATCAATCGTCTTTTTTGACCAAAGTAAACTGTTCTGAAATATTACCTTGGAAAGCATAAGATCCATAGTGATCTAAATTAATTGACGGATCCATCCAAATTTCACCACCCATTTTTTGCCAACGTCTACAGAATGTATAATCTTCTGAAAGATACCTTCTTGATTCTGGTTCAATCATTGTGTCAAATAATGCATAAAAATATGGTTGTAAACTTGGATCCGTATTTAGATCATTATTGTATCTTGTATCAGCATATTCTTTAGTCATTTTATCTATGACTTCTCGTTTGATCATCATAAATCCTGTACCAGCATCTAACACAGGAATTAATCCTTTTATCAATGGAATTTCTTTTGTGTCGCTGTGTTCACGTTTGATATTTAACACGTATGATGCTTGAAACTTTGCTAGTTCAAATGGATCAGTTGTTTTTTGATCTGTGGCTACTCCATGTACTGCTGGCCAATTAATTGATTTTTTAGGATAAGCACCTGTAACAATCTCTTTGTCTCTGTGTAATAGTTTAATAATATCTTGAGGTATAAATCCAATATCAGCATCAATAAACATCAAATGAGTAAATTGTGGATCTTTTAAAAACATTGCTGTAAGGGTGTTGCGAGCTCGTGTAACTAAACTTTCATTTGAAAGAGTTGCTAGTGTAAAATTTAACCCATAGTGTTTGAAAAGAATAGCAAGACCTGTCATTGCTTTTAGATACGGTTCACCTATCATACCACCATAACAAGGTGTTGCAATCATTACATGATGTTTTCTTAATGTTTCTATGTCAACATCAATACGATCATTCATGTTTTTACTTAATGGTTGATTTAATTTTGTTTCGTCGCTCATTTATTAATCTCCTGTTCCAGGTTTTTCAGACAGAAGACCTTTTTTTGATTTGCCGTAATTTTTTGGATCATATTCATCTGCTTCTGGTAATGCATCTTTTTTCTTTGTGATATTTGGCCATTGTTTAGCATACTCAGTATTTATGTGAACCCAATAGTCTAATTCTGATTTAGCAATATTTGGATCAGTATCTGCCACAATTGCATCAACTGGACATTCTGGCTCACATACGCCACAGTCGATACATTCGTCTGGATTAATGGCTAGAAAATTTTCTCCTTCATAGAAACAATCTACTGGACAAACTTCAACACAGTCTGTATGTTTACATTTAATACAGTTTTCATTTACTACGTAGGTCATAGTTGTATAATACTATAGATAGTTAAAAAAGTCAAGTAATTAACTAATAATATTATCCCAAGATGGTCTTGGTTTGTCAGGATGTTTTTCTTTGTTTGATTCTTTCTCACTTGCAAAACCAAACCCTACCATCACTATAGGTAAACCTTCTATGTCTAAAAATTCTTTTAAACATTCATTATCAAAACAACCACAAAAGCCACTCTGCACTCCAAGAGATTCTGCTGTTATAATTGAATTCCAACAAGACAATCCAATATCAAGATAATCGTTATCTATTGGATCTCCGTCTGCAAAATACCATACTAAAAGTAATGGAGCAAGTGCTTGTCCGTTTATTTGTGTTCTTAATATTCTTTGATTATTCCACTCATATGCTTCTTTAACTGATCTTGGTGATCTTAAAACCATTAAATCATTATCGTCACTATAACGAACTTCTTTGTTTGATACTGTACAGATATATTCATATAGTCCTACTTTGGCACGTCTATGTTCTAAACTTTGCCCTAATACTTTTACTTTAAAGTTGTATCTATTATTACAAGAAGGCGTTTGTGCTACTGATTTTTTAATCAAATCAACAATATGTTGTGGAATTGGGTTACCATCAAAATACTTAACTGTTGTTCTTTGTTCTAATATCTTTTCTAATTGATCTAACATAACTTTATTTATAATAGTAGTTAATTATATATGGCGGAAGGGGAGAGATTCGAACTCTCGATAGACTTGCGCCTATGCCGGTTTTCAAGACCGGTGCATTCAACCGCTCTGCCACCCTTCCTTTTAAATTATTTATTGCTTTTCGATTTCAACATATTTTTCATAAATTTTTAAATTAGGAATAATATCTAGATGTTCACAAACACGTAAATATTCATCTTTATTACTAATTAAATTTTCAATATCTAGACAATAAATATTTTTATTTTTTAAATCTTTAAACTTACTGTTCCAATTTTCTAATAATGTTATAAAACTATTTCTATAATGAATACGTATTGAATCTCTATTAATATTTTTGTTCCACTGTTGTTCATGATGAACTCTTTCTAAAATATTATTTTTGTATCTATTATAACTCTTTGTATCTAAAATTTCTTTCCTAAAAACAATTTTATCAGTCTCATTTTTTAATGTATACTCTTCCATGCAATTTTCAAATGCAAGTATAAGTGTATTAACCATTTTATCAATATAATTCATATTACTATTAACTAAAAGAACTTTAGACTCTTTAAACAAATTATTGTAATCAACATAATGTTGATGACCTTTCATTAACAACTTTTTATCTTTAAATTTTTTATAAAATCTATCATTCCATTCTTGTTGCCATTGTTTCATATACTCAGTATCTTGATCATAAAACAACCAAAAAGGATCATGTTGATAAAGATTAATTCTTTCTCCTTCGACCACAACACTTGTATAATCTACTTTTGTTTGATCTCTATGCCATTTACTAATTTTATAAAAAGGATTTGTAATTGTACTTTCTGTTGGATACTCGTTAAATACATTTTTTGATTTTAAAAATAATTCCCATAAAAAATGACCTTTGTGTCCAAATGGAAACCCAATATATATTACATTATCTGAATTAAAAAAATTCTTCATACTTTTTAATATTATCTATTACCTGTTCTTTAAACAATTTACAACCTTTGGCTACATTTTCTGCCCAATTATCCGGAGCATCACTATCTGCAGAATCAGAAATGTATTTGTAACATAAAAATTTAACTTTGTATTTTTTACAAATTTTTGCTATTGCATAGGCTTCCATGTCTACAATATCACATTCTATTTTTGGTTTAGAGATAGCAAATGTATCTCCTGTTCCGCACACTACTTTTGATGTTCCTAACATAATGTCTTTTTCAAAAGGTGTTTGACCTAATTTAAAACCTTGTGGTGTTGCATCCATGTCACGATCAACAAAACCTGTTACTTGTACTAATCCACTAATTTCTTTTTTTAATGTGCCTGCTGTGCCGTAGTTAACAATTAACTTTGGTTTATAATCTTTGATAATTTGTTCTGTAGTAGAGGCGGCATTAATTTTGCCTACACCTGTAAAGAATATTTCTGTATTATAGAGACCTTCTACTTCTTGTGGTAAAGCACACAATATTTTTATATTATTCATTTTATGTAAATTTTTTAATTGTTTGTAACAATCCGTAACCAGCAATGCCTGCCGTAATTAAATGTCTCATACAAGGATCACTCATTAATCCATCTAACAATCCTGCTATAGCGGCATTGGTAATTCTTGCAATTGCTCCTGCTAGATTTGCCAAGTCTGCTAGTATCATTTGTGCAAGTTGAACTATATATCCAATTATACCTGCAATTAAATTTAAAAGTCCTATTGCTTGTCCGATAAAAGCAAGTATTTGATTTAGTATTCCGGCACCTTTTGACAATGCACCAAAAATATCATCTATAAATGCACAAGGTCCTGTGCCCACTGCGGCCGCGGCTCCTAATGATGTATTAAGTGCATTTATACCTTGTCCTATTGATAACATCTGTCCAATTGGTCTTGGCAAATGACCTGTAGGTAAAGTAAAACTTGGTCCGCCACTTACACCTAAAAACGAAAAAGGATTTGATTGTCCATAGTCTGTTTGATCAACACCACTTTGTATATTAGTATGTCTATTAAAATCATTTAATATTCCATCAACTTTTTGCAAATCTAAAACTTCAGCATCTGTCATTGGACGACCAAGTTCTGTTACTGTTGCTCTTGTTGATAAATTTGGATCATCCCAACCAGAGGGCAAACTGTTTATGCCATTCCAACCAACACCATTTCCATCATATAATCCTGATCTAATTTGCGATATTGTTTGAGTATGTGGATTTTGAAATGCTGGCATTGTCTTAATATCGTTACCCCATAAATCTTTAGCATCAGTAACATCAAATAATCCATTTTGTAAACTTTCTTTTGCAATTGGTCCAAGGCTTTGACTAATTGCTGTGCCTTCAAAATCTTTAAACAGTCCTTGGTCTTCACCTGGTAATATTGTTTGTGTCATTTTTTATTCCTAACCATTTGCAATCACATTTGGTGATCCTGCATTAACTTTTATCCCACAACCATAAGAATCACCAATTCTTCCAATTGGTTGATTATTTGCATACACATTTGGAGATCCTGATGCCAATGCTGTTGAATGTGGTACACACAATATAAATCCATGCGGTGTATTTGAGTCACCTACTCTGTGTACAGCAATATTATTTGCTAAAACATTTGGTGACCCGGTTGCACACGATCCCGGGGAACATGGTGCATGATTTGTGTCTGCATCTCCAACTCTTGCTACTTGTGGCATTTGTTTCTCCTATTATAATAGTATTTATTATACAACTATAGAAGGTGTACTAGGTGTAACAAGTTTAGATGTACTTTGTGTGTATGCATCTTTGGCCTGTTTATTGGCTAAAACTGCGGTGATCACTGTGCTTTTTAAAAACTCAAAAGTTGCTTCAGGATCAGCCATAATCATATATGCTGTCATTCCAACACCTTGTTGAGTCATTGCAAGTGCTAGTGGTTTTGATACTTTGTAAGATGTATCGGTTTCTTCAACTAATTTTGCAATTACTTCATCACTACCAACAGTACGAAATACCACAATGTCATCTTTGTTTAGTTTTTGTTTTAACATGTTTTACTTTCTACTTTCAAAATATGGAATAAAAACATCATTAACAAGCATTCTCCAGTATTTGCTGTCTAAATGCATTCCATCTGCTAGAAACCCTGTTTCTAAATTTGGTTTATAGTTTTTAACAACATAATCATTTAATGTTTTATTATTAATTATTTCATTAACACATTTAACATTATAATGTCTAAATAGATTTATGTCAAACTCAAAATCAGTTTTACTATTAGAATTGATATTGATATTAGGTTGAAAATTATAATTAAACCATGCATAATTAATTTTATTGTATTCTAAATAATTAGATATCATAATCACTTGAGAAAAAATAAAATCAATATAATATTCTTTATTTAGATATACATTTAATGATGTTAGACTTTTTATTGACTTTGAGCTAAGACCTTTCATTTTTACTATATCTAAATTTTTAAATTTTTCAAAATTCATCGGGTCTAATCCTGTATCGCCTGGACCATAACTATATAAATATTTTTCAAGTTGTTTTTTATTATCTAAGTGCCAATAATTATTAGTAAATGCATCTTTATGTTTGTATAAAGTTGTATCAAGTGCTACCTCAAATCTACCATAACATGGAATTTCTAAAAGTAACATATCTGGATTTATATTCTTAACTATCTCTATTACTCTTAATGAGTATGTGTTTATTCCATACCCTCCTAACCCTTTATTAAAATAATTTTGATATCCTAACTTGTCTGAAAGTACATTTGACCAAGTTTTTTCTTTAGCACAATCAATGTAGTAATCAAGTTTGTTTATTCTTTGATTACTATATTCGTTAATACAAAAATTATCTTCTTTGTTAAGTGAATTTGAATTTGCAAAATTTTCATGAACGTTGCTTGTTCCAATTGCCACAAAGTTTTTCATAATTAATAATTAAAGTTCAAAATCTTCAAAAGTTTTATCATCAACATCTCGTCACTGCCCACAGTACGAAATACTACAACGTCATCTTTGTTTAGTTTTTGTTTTAACATGTTTTACTTTCTACTTTCAAAATATGGAATAAAAACGTCATCAACTATTTGTTTCCAGTGCTTACTATTTAAATGTACGCTGTCTGCATAATAATCTTTATCATCAAAATTTTTGTTTATATAATCATATATGCTTTTATATCCTATTTGTTTATTCACATAGTTTATATTATACTTACTTATAATTGATTTGTCAACTTCACAATTAAAATTAAAAAAGGCATGATCAATCTTTTGATTGTCTAGGTATCCGGATATTATTAAACACATGCTAATTATTTGATCTTCATAGTACAATTTATTTCTATAAACATTTAATCTTGTTGATTGTTGTAAAATTGATGCAGGAATTTTAGTTGATAGATTTTGAAATTTTTCTAAGTTAGAAGGATTAATATCAGTGTCACCGTTATTTATTTTATACAAATATGTAGAAGGTTTATATTTCCCGTTTCCTACATATCCAAGTTCGTTAGGTTCTAACCAGTGCTCGTCAAGTAATATATCCCCAGAACAATATTCATCATGGTGAATTGCAACTTCGTATCTGTCATATGACGGTATTTCTATCAATACAAAGTCTGGAGATAAATCAGTTACTACAGAAACAAATCTAGCAGGATACGTTTCTATTCCATAAGATCCTATTGCACGATTATAATAGTTTTGGTAGTCTAGTTTTTTAGAAAGGTACTCTGACCATCTTTGTTCATTTTTCCAATCAACATAATAAGCAGAATAGTCATTACTACCTTGATGAGTATGCATTTCTTGAGTATGACTTGTTCCAATTGCCACAAAATTTTTCATAATTAAAGTTCAAAATCTTCAAAAGTTTTATCATCAACATCTTGTTTTAACCCGCCAATAATATAACTTTCAACTTCTGTTTCTTGTGGAGCAACCTGCATACCAGCACTTGATAACCAATTTGCTGTCCACGGTAAAGGATTAGCATTTGCTGGCTGATCATAAATTGGATCATAGCCAATTGCTTTTAATCTTTTGTTTGCAATCCATTCTACATAATTGCCTAGTAATTTTTCATTTAATCCAATGATTGATCCATCTTTGAATAAATGCTGTGCCCATGCTTTTTCTTCTTCTACACATTTTTTAAACATGTTAATTACTGTATTATCTAAACCTTTAATTGCTTTGGTCATCCCAGCATCATCACCTTTGTGCCAGTTTTTGATAACCTGTGTTGACAAGTTTAAGTGTGTTGCTTCATCACGTGCAATAAGTGAAATGATCTTTGCTGATCCTTCCATTAACTTTAATTCGCCAAAAGCAAACGTACAAGCAAATGAAACATAAAATCTTAGTCCTTCTAAAATATTTACGTTAATCATTGCAAGATACAATTGACGTTTAACATCAAGTATATCGCCTTCGCCTTTAACAAAATAATCTTCTGCCATTTTAGAAAACGTATCATAATTTTCTGTAACTGATACTGCTCTCTTTAATATTTCTTCATCATTTAAAATTGTGTCAAATACTTCAGTTGGGTCAGCATACACATTTTTCATAATGTGTGTATATGAACGTGAGTGAATTGTTTCAAAGAAATCCCAAGTAACAATACAACCTTCTAGTTCTGGATTTGATACATACGGTAAAAAAGCCAAACTAGGACCTCTACCTTGAACTGAATCAAGCAGTGTTTGATATTTCAAATTTGATGTAAAAATATGTTTTTGTTCAGGACGAAAATTTTGATAATCAGCACGATCTTTTTGTAGACTTACTTCTTCTGGTCTCCAAAAATAACCAAGCATGGTTTGGTTAAGTTTATCCAATGCAGGATATTTAAAAACATCATATCTCTGCACACTCTGATCTTCTCCAAAGAACATTGGCTCTTTTGTAAAATCAACTTCATTTCTATTAAATACTGTTTTTGCCATAGTTATATTATATATTCTTTCTTACGTGTGTCAATATTTATTTAAATTGTACAAGAATCACACGCTTCATCTTCTTGATGTGCTTGATGTTCTTCTGCACTAGCAATTGCTTCATCTAGTGTGCTTACGTTTTCTTGATCTGTTATGTTTGGTTCTTCACCTTTAAAGTCATAGGTGTTTTGATAGTAACTTGTTTTCCAACCAAGTTTATATGTTGTTAAAAAGTCTTTGGTTAACACACTCATAGGAACTTCATTGTTTTCAAATTTTGTTGGATTGTATGACCAGTTACCTGAAATTGCTTGATCAAAGTATTTTTGCATTGCCGCAACAATATTAATATATCCTTCGTTGCTTGGCATATCCCATAATAGTGTGTAGTATTTTTTGTATGTTTCATACTGTGGAACTATTTGTTTTAGTGGACCTTTTTTACTTTTCTTAATACTCAAATATGCTCTTGGTGGCTCAATACCGTTAGTTGCATTGCCAACCACACTTGATGATTCACTTGGCATTTGTGCTGACAGAGTTGAATGTCTTAGTCCATGTTCAACAATGTCTTTTCTCAATGCTTCCCAATCCATGGTTAACTTTGCAGATACAATAGTATCAACATCTCTTTTGTAAGTGTCAATTGGTAATAAACCTTTTGAATATTTTGTTTTCTTAAAGTAATCACACGCACCTTTTTCTTTGGCAATTTCATTTGATGCTTTTAACAGATAATACTGGAACGCTTCTGTTAGTTCGTTGACCATTTGCCATGCTTCTTTGTCACTGTACATCACTTTGTTTTTAGCCAAATAGTGTGCAAGACCAATATAACCAATACCTAGAGATCTTCTTGCTTTGGTTGAAATTTCTGCCGCTTTAACTGGATATTTTTGATAGTCAATAATTTGTTCTAATCCACGCACAGCAAGATCACACAGTGATTCTAACTCTTTGGTATCTTTAAGTGTGCCAACATTGATAGCACTTAAAATACACAGTGCAATTTCACCTTTGCCATCAATGTGCTGTAGTGGATCAGTTGGTAGTGTAATTTCTTGACATAAATTACTCATACGCACAGGATCAATAAATGAGCTGTGATCATTTGCGTGGTCAACATTCATAATGTAAATACGACCTGTTTCTGCACGTTCTTTTAGTATGTCTCCAATTAGTGTGCGAGCCTGAATAGTTTTTTTTGGTATTTTTTTGTCTTGTTCATATTTTTTATATAGTGCATCAAATTTTGGTGTACCAAATGCTTCATACAAGCCAGGTACTTCATGTGGTGAAAACAGTGTAATGTCTCCACCTTTGATAAATCTTTCATAGAATATTTTTGACATTTGAATTGAATAGTCTAGTTTTCTAACTCTATTATCTTCTGTGCCTTTGTTGTTTTTTAATACAATAATATCTTCAATCTCTTGGTGCCAAATTGGGAAGTGAACTGTTGCACTACCACCACGCACACCATTTTGTGTACAACATCTCACAGTTGCTTCAAACTTTTTTAGAAACGGGACAACACCAGTGTGGGCTACTTCGCCTCCTCTGATACGTGAGTTGATTCCACGTATTCTACCTGCGTTGATTCCAATACCAGCTCTTTGAGCAATGTATCTGCCTATGGCCATGTCACTTGCAAAAATACTATCTAGTGTGTCATCTACATCAACAAGCACACACGAAGCAAACTGTCTTAGTGGTGTACGCACACCTGCCATAACAGGTGTAGGAATATTAATTTTAAATTTTGAAACTGCATCATAATATCTTTTGATGTATCCCATTCTTGTTTCTTTTGGATAGTTAGCAAACAGTGTAGCCGCAATCAGCATGTACATATATTGAGGTGTTTCAAATACTTTACCTGTGCTTCTGTCTTGTACAAGATATTTGTCAACCACTTGTCTTAGACCTGCATAGGTAAAATCATAATCTCTATCATGTTTAATATATGAATCTAGTGTTTTAAATTCTTCATCTGTGTACTGTTTCATGATTGCTGAATCATATAAACCTTTTTCAACATTTCTACCAACTAAAAATTGTAGTGGTACTTGATATTGGTGATCAATGTGTTTACCAAAAACTTCTTTTCTAATTGTAAACAATAATAGACGTGCCGCAACATATTGGTAGTTAGGATTTTCTAGTGTTATTAAATCGTTTGCTGATTTGATTAAAATTTCTTGAATTTGTTGTGTGGTCATTCCATTTGAAAACTGTAGACCAGAATTCATTTCTACCAATGATGAAGATACTCCTGACAGGCCATCACATGCGGCTTCTGTCATTTTGTGTACTTTGTTGATATCTAAAGGTTCCTGTTGTCCGTCTCTTTTTATAATGAAAATGTCTGTTTGATTTTTTACTGCGTTCATTTTTTACTTAATTTTAATACCTTGTTGTGTTTTTATTCAGCACAATAATTAATTATACTATCATACAATTGATAAAAGCAATAGTTAAATCCAAAATAACAGAAAAAATCTGTTAACAACCTACGGTTAGGCTTGTAACCAACGTTCTATCTTGTATGACAAATTGGCATCAGAAGCATTAGCATTTTGATAATTTAATTGCAATTTAGAACTGCTAACGGCCGCTGAAAAAGTTACATCAGATGTACTTGCAGTTTCAACATGTGTGTCGTTAATTACTGTTGTTGTTCCATCTGTTGTAATATGAATTGTTCCTGTTCTAAAGTTAGAACCTAACTTTAAACTGTAATCAATTTTATAAACATTTGATTCTGTTATTGAGTATTCAAATACTAAAGTATCTACTAGTGTAGTATTAGTTAATGTTTTTGTTTGCATACTACCAATATATTGATTAGTCTGATAACGTGGATAACTTGCTTCAGTAAATATTTCAATGTTACTTGCTACTCTTGAAACACTGCCTCTTTTTTTGTTTATAAATCTTGAAATGTTATATGCTTGTTGTGGAGTATCTAAATCAATTTTTAAATTTGAATCTATTTCAACATCTCTTACAGGTGTATGTATTGCAGAATTTTCTCCTAAAAAACTATAAGTGCTAGGCTCACCAATTGTATTAATACAATCATTTACGTTTGCTGTTAATAAATCTGTTTTTTCAGACGCTGTTACAAATTGTACAAAACCTGTTCCTGTTGTTACATCAACAAATACTTGATTAGTTGACAAATTTCCTTCTTGCCATTTATCATATGAAGCAATAGAATTATCACTTGCTTCCCAACTAGCACGAGTTCTAATATGCTCTGTAATTTGTGCTTTGGTCCATTTTGATACTATAAGTGATGATCCAACTTCTGGAACATTTGCTCCTGTGAAATTAATGTAAGTTGTTGTTCCACTAAATGCTAACGTGTATTCTGAAGCATCATATGTTGTTGGAATACCGTTTACGTATTTTGTAACTACTAAATCGGATTCTTCTAATCCACCTGATATCTTTGGATGACCTGTTGGTAGCCCGTATTGTGATGTATTAAAAGCAAGTGCAATATTTGCCCCTGGACTTAGAACTTCTGTACCTGTAATATTAAAATTTAAAATACCATTATTTGTAGTAGATGATGTTAAATTTCCTAAGTCATCTGATATTGTTGATTGTGCATCTAAAAAAGGTGTTACTTGTACATCTGTGTTTAATAAATCTTGATTTCCAGCACCAATATATACTTCACGTGTGTCTAATGCTAGACCTATTTCGCCATCAGCCAACGGCTGTGGAAGATCTGCTTTATTACCACGTCTATTTTTAATTCTAGTATATGTTGTTGCCACTTGATTTACTCCAATATACTACTATTTATTCATTTTGTAGTAAGTTTCAACTCTATCTAACCACTTATTTGTAAATGATTTAAATTCTTCACCTTCTACAACAAATTGCTGGTATTGATTGTCATGTGTAACCATAAAAATCACACTTTTTTGTATGTTTGTACCATATACTTCGTTATGAGCTAGTGCATAAGCAGATGCCTGCATAAAATAGTCTTCAATCCATTCTTTTTTCTTAAACTTGCGTGATGTTTTAAAGTCACCTATACTAGGCACTCCTTCATGCACACAAATTAAATCTGCTGTTCCGCCGTACAATCCTGGAAATGCTAGATGTGTTTCTATACCCCAAACTTCATCAACGTTTTTAAGCCCATGCTCAATCACAGTTTCACTTAGATTCTTTGCTTGTACATATACTTGATTTGTACCGCTGGGTCTTTCTATACCTTCAATATAACATTCTAAATGTTTGTGCATGATTGTACCTAGATTTGCTGATTCAGTTACAATACGTTGTGCTTCAGAGGCGCCTACTCGTTTTTTCCACTCATTAAGAGCTGTCATATCTTTGGTTTTAGAAAGTATAGAGGTTACTGACGGCACCGGATCGCCGTCAGCATTTACATAATATCGTTGCCCATCAACATTTTTTCTTTTGAATTGTTGATATTGGAATTTTTCTACTAATAAAGATTTATTGTCTACTTTTTGGTTTTCTTCCAACATAATTTTTAATCACATTCTTCTTTTTTGCAGTTGCTTTTATTTTAGCAACTTTTTTTGTAGAAGAAGCCTTTTTTACTGTTGGAGATTCATTAGGTGTTTTTTCTTTTGGTTTATCCAAATAAAACAATCCCAATAACCAATTTACTGCGTTTGTCATTTTTGTACTCCTTAACTGTGTTTAGTATAGCACAAAAACAGAATCTGTCAATCACAGATTTTTGTCAGCATAATTAGTAATATCTCCAATTATTTTATAACTATTATAGCAACTTAATAATCAAATGTCAATTAATTATCTATACTAGATTTAGCAGATTGAGTGGCCATTTTGGAAACTGTATCTGCTGTATCATCTTGTTTACTGAAACTTGAATTACTAGCAGGTGTATCTAGTATAATTTTGTTACCGGTTATTGATTTTATTTTTCCGTTATTAAGTAAATGTGATCTTAATGCTTGACTGTCAATATCTGAACCTAGACCTTGTAGTTGTTTTTGAAATTCTTCTAGAGAAATCTCATTAACATTATTAGCCATCATTGTTATGATTACTGTATTAATGTCAGCATCTAACTGATCAATATATTTGTCTTCGCCAATAACTTCTAGGATTTTCATTAGTTAAGCCTTTTTGGCTCTACCTAATGGATTTTCTTCTGGGCCACTTGCTGAATCATCTCCACCAGTTAAATCATCTGCTGGTGCTTCCAAATCAGTACCTGCATCTGCGTCAGTTTCCATGTCGCCTAGATCTGAATCTGCTGGAGCCATATCTGACTGTGCTGGTGCTTCACCAGTTAAAACTAATACTTCATTATTGACTGCTTCTTTGGCTGACTTTAATGAATCAAGTAATGTCTCTAATTGTGATGCAACTGATTGATTAAATGATGATGCCTTGTCTGCGCCATATTGATATGACATTTGATCAACTACTGCACCTAATTCGTCATTTTGCATTTTACCAAGTTGCTCAATCATATCTTGTAATTCGTCTACAAGACTTTTTGCCGCAATAACTATTTCTGCTTTTTCAACTTCTTGTTCTAATAGTGCTTTTAATGATGCCACTTTTTCTTCTACCTTGTCTTTTGGTTTGTTGCCTTGCTTTTTAGCAATTGCTTTTTGTAATCCTGCTGGTAATTTTTTTTGTTTTGCAGTAAGCTCTTCATTAGTACGTGGATCGCCTTTCATGTCTTTTTGAACTCTGTCCCAGATGTAAGCATAACGTTGGCCATGTGTTTTAATGAATTCTGCTTTGCTCATATGTTCAGCATCTTCTTCCATTTCAAGTTTCATGTTTCCAACACCGCCTTCTTTAACTTTTTTGCCCATTGCTTTTTTAATAGCCTTGTCTTTGGCCGCCATATAATCATCAGAGTCAATATCACCATCTTTATCATGATCTTTTTTCTTTGCTTCAATCATTTGTTCAATTGCTTCTGCTAATAGTAAATGTTTCATATACTTTGCATTTGTTGAATATGCATTAAAAGGCATTGATGATTCAAGTTCTTTTAACTTTGTTTTAAGATCTTTTTTAACATCATACAATTTTTTAATGTCAATAGTGTCATACACTTTAAATCCGTATAACGAATCAAGTGTTTCATTAATTTTTGCTAACTTTTCACTAGCTGGTTTTTCGAACTCTGATATATTCATAATGTTTCTACCTTACTTAACTTATTTATACTTTTCTTTATTTTTATCCAGTATTTTTTTTAAACAAAT